GCTGATACTTGAGTATTTACGTGTCATTGGTTTTCCTTATTGGGTGTAGTGAATACGGATTGGATATTTGTCTGCCAACTTCAATGCTTCTTCATTGAGTCGTTGTTGGTACAAGGCAAAGATATAACGAGAAGCAGCAACTCCAGCAGATGATGGAATCTTAGAATCGTTTAGATCTGCTTCAGCACTAGAGAGATTGATTCGTCCAGCGTCAAGGTAAGAGAGTAATTTGTATGCTGCTCCAAGTGTGACAACATCCTTACAAGAATCTGGTAGACCAGTAACGTCAACAAAATCATCTGTGTTGGCATCAAGAGTATTGGGCGTTGATGTATACCATACTTGAACTGTACGACCAGGCTGTATTCCTTCATAAATGTTTATTGTTTTCTGTGTGTTAAACGTAGCGGTATTTGCCATAGTATCTAAGCGCCAGCGATTTACTGGTAGCCATTCTTTACTAGAGCCTGTAGTTTGCCAAGAAATAAACAAGACATCTTGAACATCATCTGGCAAGGCGTATGTAGTTTGAGATGCGTTAAAAGTAAATGTGTAATAAGAAGCAATCCATAACTTAGGATAGAAGCTATTGATTGTATCGTTAATAGCCTTCTTAATGTTATTGCGTGGGAAGGTTGGAGATAAAGTTACTTGTGCATATTGAGCGTGAGGTGCTGCTGCAGTTCCTTGGAAGCCACGACCAAAGCCTGGTATTACATTTAGATTGTTATTAGCCTTGTCAAAGGAGTCAATCCAGATAAGTTCATCATCAATCTCAATAACACCTTTGGCTAGGTTAGAAGATGAGCCAACAGTGATTTCAGTGCTTGTAGTTGTAAGACCTGCAGCGTTAGCGACATAGGTAATACGGTCTTGACGTAGTGAATAACCTTGCAGGTTAGCCCTTACTTCGTCTACCATTTCGTTCAGTGTTGGCATTATTTCCTCTCATACCAGCCATCTCCCCATAGAGTTAGCAGTCGTGCAAAGTATTGCTCGTATTGTGGTGCGATAGCATCTAATGAATAGAGGGCTACTGCTCGTTTATGTATTGCTACTGGGTCTAGGTCTTTAACCCATTCAGTAGCTACTGCAAATTCCATTGCATTTCTGCAACGGTATCCAGTAATACCTTGTGGATTAGTTTCTGTAAACGCACCCCAGTCTGTGGTAATCGTTGGAGTACCACAGGCTTGTGCTTCGATAACAACGTTACCGAAAGGTTCTATGTATAGTGTTGGAGCAAACAAGGCGATAGCACCGCCCATTAACTTTGCTCGTTCTTCTGCTCCTACTGGTCCTACCCATTCACCGTATTCAATCTTTGGATCTTTACCAGGGCCAGCCATAATAAGTTTAAGTCCTAGTTCCTTGCATACGTGTTGAGCAATAACTAAACCTTTGCGATCTACCATACGTCCTACGTATAGGTAATAATCTTCTTTCTTTTCTTGCAATGGAAACATCTCTGGTTCTAAGTAACCAGGAATAACAGCATCATAGAAACTGCCATCTACCATCGTTGGATTCTTAAACATTGCATAGATGCTGTGCATCCAGGCATAAGATTCAAAGACTCTATACTGGCTAAATACTCCACCATAACCCACACCAAACTCTACGCTAATGTGGTTTGGGTAAGCATCTGCTATTGGCTTCTGACTCGCTCCACCGATAAGGCAGATAAAGTCTTTCTTCTCTAGCCTCTTGCCTAGCTCTTTGATAGCATTACCATTAAAGATCTGCCAATGGGGTAGTTCATTATTAAACTCTGCCTCTGTAAAGTGCTTACCTGCTAGAGCCTCTGCTTGCTGCTCTTTAGTAATGCAGGTAATTAACTCATCTACTGGGGCTTCGTTATCCTCGCTGGCATAGAGATAAACTGTATGCCCAAGGCTCTTCATCATTATACAAAAGCGTCTAACCTTTTCAGTATAGGCGCAGTTGACATAATCTTTAGTTGTCTGTGTATGTGGCAGGCTGATAACGTGGAATCTCATAGCATCATCTTAACAGATTATTATTGCAATTCTTCCACGACAGGCTCAACAATTTCTCTTTAATTAGGAATAAGATTTTCTACTCCAAAATAAACGTTTATAGCGATCAAAAAATTGACTGTTCAAGTAACTAATCACTCCACTACTTGATTCCTTATTGTCAGAAAAACTTGATTGCCATTCTTCTCTTTCAAAAGGTATGACCTGAGCAATAGGTGTTCCAGCAGGAATCATAAACTCTTCTGTTGGATTTTTTAAGACAAAAGGAAAATTAACAGCAGCGGTATAATTGTCTGTGTCAACGATACCTTCTAAAATTACAAAATCTTTATTTGGATTGTGCATTGGTGGGATAAACAAACAAGAATATCCTTTTGGAGTTTTAATAGCCCACGGATTCATCCATTTGGGGAATGGAAATTCATTTGCATTAGGGTGCAGGTATCCTTGCTTTCTTGGATGAAATTGAATTAAATTAGGAATAGCCGAACGATAATTTGGCTCACCATCTTTAAGGCTTACATAAACATCACAAGGAGAAACAATAATATATCCAGCCGTTATAGCATCTAAAACTGGAATACATTTTTTAATTGATGATATAGAGTCAGGCGTTTTTTCTTTAGGAAAGCGCGTTTCCATTTTTTTGTACCATTCAGGAACAAACCTGCTTGCTGGTTTTGGAGCGTATTCTTTAGCAACACCAATGATGTCAGTAAAAATTATGTTTTTAGTTTTATTCACCCAAGGTTTTATCATTAGGTTATTCTATCACTGCCTCAGGTTCAAGCTGGATATCTTCTGTTACCGCCTCAGGTTCAGGTTGGGTGTTTTCTATCATTATCTGAGGTTCAGGTTGGATAACTTGCGAATCAACATAGATAACAGGTGCCACCCATTGACCATCAATAACCCGCCAACTAGCATCTGCCTCATCTGGCATAATGGCAGCATTGCTTGGAATTGTATGAGCAAAGAAAGTTCTGCATATTTCTATTGGTACGCCATTTTCATTTAACTCGGCATAACGAATAAGAGGAGCATCTAACCAAGATTTTGTTTCTGCATTATATTGTTTGCCTAAAAATTGTTCTGGGTTATCTGTAAACACCTCAATAGCCGTTGTATGGTCAGGAGTAACTGAATAGTCAGGCTCACCGTTAGGTGTTACTAGGCTGGCAAAACCAATGCTATCTCGTAATTGAATAAATGTTCTCATTAGTTAAACTCCACTACTTCCCAGCGACACGCGCCTGATACTGTTAATGTTGTTGAGTTAGCAAGAAAACCTGTAACAACAGCAGAAACAAGATTATTTGAACCTGCGTTTACAGTTATTGCACCATTATTTACTGCTTCTGTTTTAGTCCAAGATCTTCCAGCAGCGGTTGTAACACCAGTGTCCGTAGCGGTAGCGGCGGTTGCGCTAGGTGGCATATAAAGATTACCACCAGAAACTTGCATAGTGGCTCCTTTTAAATCCACATTGCCAGCAGCCTGAGACATACCAAATGATGCTGAGACCGTTCCTGATGAAGCACTACCAAATACGGTAACAAAAGATTTAGCGATATCAACTGAAGTAATAGTTACGTTTCCAGAGGCACTAGCAGATCCACGTTGAACTGATTTTATTCCACCACTTGAAGCTGCAGGATATACTGTACTTGCCATTACACTATCTCCACTCCGCTGATATGAAAGTTAACTGTTACAGCAGATGCTCCACCAGCAATAATTTTAGTTGTTGCTAAAACTTGCTTTAAATCAAAGTAAGCAGAACTACTTGCTGCAATTGCTTGTGTTGTTGCAAGTTTTGTACCGTCTAGCGCAAGGTCAAATGTTGCTGCAGTTCCAGCAGTATTGACTACGACTATGTTGGTAATTACTGTAGTAGTTGAAGCAGGAACGGTATAGAGTGTTGTTCCTACTGTAGTTGTTGCCGCGCCTCTAAAGAGGACCTTGCTTGTTGTAGCCATTAGTTACTACCTTTTCTTAGAGAGATTGCATTATTACGCTAATTGTTAAATCGTCAATGTTTGCTGCTGGACCTGTTGCCCCTGCTGGACCAGTCGCACCAATAGGACCTGTAGCCCCTGCAGGGCCTGTAGCACCCACAATGCCAGTAGGACCAGTAGAACCAGTCACACCTTGTGGACCAGTGGCTCCTACGGGGCCTGTTGCTCCAGTAGGGCCTACAATGTTTACTCCAGCAGGCCATATGCCTGCTGCCTTTGGTCCAAAAATCTTATTAGTTGCGGTGTTGATATAGAAGTCACCGTTAACGCCCTCAGTGGTTGGGTCTACTATTCCGTTAAGAACACTATAACCCTGCGCTCCTGTGGCTCCTGTGGCTCCTATAGGGCCTGTGGCACCTGTGGCACCTTGTGGGCCAGTCGCTCCCGCAGGTCCTGTCGCACCTGTAACTCCTGTCGTTCCAGTTGCACCAACTGGTCCCGTAGGTCCAGTAGCTCCCGTGACTCCTGTAGCGCCAGCAGGTCCTGTTGAACCTGTGACTCCCGTAACGCCCGTTGCTCCTGCAGGGCCTGTGGCCCCTGTAATTCCAATAGGACCCGTGGCACCCGTCGGGCCAGTTGATCCAGTAACGCCTGCATTACCCGTTGCTCCCGTCGAACCAGTGGCACCAGTGACACCTTGTACACCTGTAGAACCAGTTGGTCCAGTTGCTCCCGCAGGACCAGTTGGCCCTGTTGGTCCAGTATTACCTGGAGCACCTTGTGGGCCTTGGTCCTGCGAAAATTCTACTGCTACTTGTGGCGTGATGGACTCAATAACAATTATTGTTGTCATACTGTCACCGCCCCTGTTACGATAAATTTACCTTCAAGAATGCGTGTAACTACGCTACCTGAATCTACTACTAGATCATATGAATAACGGCTGGCAGAAATAGCGCCAGTAGTTGCTGCACTAAGGGTTACTGTGATTCGACCATTAGGCCCATCAACAGATATACGTCCATTGTCATTGGTTGCTACTACAGTTGTAGTAGAGGCACCAACAAATGGGCGCACTGTCATAGTCACGTCATAGTTAGTTAGATTCCAAGGAGTATTGTCATTAAGAATCTGAAATGCAAAATTAAATGTGGTGGCTTGGTCACAAACCAGATTATATTTAGCACTCAAGATGAGATCGCTCTGAGAGCCTGCGTTGCAGGTAGTTGAGTAGTGCCAGCGAGAGCGTTGCATACGCCATTAAAATCAAGGCGATTAGTGCTAGTCGTGCCTTGAATCGCATTGAGTACTCCTACTGTGTCTGTTAAATTTGTTGTTACTGATTTTAAGACTGCCCATTGGCGAGCAGCCAAGGCTTGTCCTACCATCGCCCCTGGTGCTCTATAGGTGCCACCATTAGCTAGACGATTGAGTTCATCTCTTAGCGTTGTTCCTGCTACTCCTAGTGCCACCTATATCTCCTTTACTTCTTCTTGGTTTTCTTTGCTGCAGCGTTATCTACTAGATTTGGATATGGTCGTCCTGCTGCTTTTGCTCTTGCCTTAGCTGCAGATTTCTGAGCTGGCGTTAGAGGTGTTGACTTCTTGTTAGGATTTTTTGTATCCCAAAATGCTACTTTCTTTTTCACTTTTTTCCCCTTGCGTTTTTGCAGGTAGAACAGGTGCATTTACAACCCTTTTGAGGATTGCCTGCTTTGCATTTACATTTACATTTAGCACACATTATTTTTTACCTTTATTCCTTTTAGAAATGGCTGCAGCCTTAGACTTGGCATCAGCTTTAGATGATGCACCCCAGGCTTGTAAAGATAATAGTAATCTGGTTGGCTCTCCATTAGGCTTGCGTTCAGGTCCTGGGTTACCAGCAGCGCGAGCAAGGTAACTTGCTCTACGTGGGTTATCGCCAGATTTAACAGGTGCTTTAATATCTTGACCTGCAGCCTTTAATGAGGCGCGGCCTTTTGCATTAAGTCCACCTTTAGGGTTTTGTCCTTCTTTGCGTTGCCACGCTGGAGTTTTTGCCATTTACTTCTTCTTACCCATTTTTTTATTAGACATCTTTGCCTCAGATAATGCAATAGCAACTGCTTGCTTTCTATTAGTTACTACTGGACCTTTTTTAGATCCTGAATGGAGCATCCCACCCTTAAATTCGTGCATAACTTTTTGGACTTTAGCATTACCCTTAGTCTTCTTTTTCATTATTTAGCAGCCTTACCCATCGCACCTGTTTGTAGTTCTTCATAAGTTTCGTACTTGAGGTTACTTGGATATTGCTTATCTGCTGGTGGGTAGACAAGATTATTTATGTCTGTTGTTAATTCTTTGTTGTTATTCATTATTACTTGCCTTTCTTCATAGCGGAGTTCTTCATCATTTTACCATTAGGCATTTTATGTGCGCCTGCCTTGGCTTCAGCCTTCTTCTTGGCAGGAGTTTCTTTCTTCTCGTGCTTCATTTTAGCTGCGTTACTCTTGTAAACTTCTTTCATTTCTACTCCTTAAAGGTCATTGAGATACCATCAAAAGCCTTACCAGCTTCGTTGGATAGTTTAACTGCTGCATCTATATCTTTGCTTTTTGTTGAACGTGGTTCTATGCCTTGCCTTGTAGCATCATAATAGGACTGTAGTTCCCTATCGTGTTGCTTAGCAGTAGGTAGTTCTCTGTGGTTTGCCACTCCTACGCTCAACTCTAGTTCTCCTACTTTGCAACCAAAGCAGTCTTCAACATATTCAAGATGCGTGGTACGTCTATGTAAACTCATACTGGAGTAACCCAGTCGCCATATCCTGCATCAATAAGAACTTGTGCTTGATAGTCACTAATCTCGTACTCGTGTCCACCAAGGAAGTAATAACTAGCTGATGCTAGATCATCTTGGTTTGGAGTTAAAGTTAAAGTAACGCTAGTTCCATTAACAATTAAAGTCTGACCTCTTGCTACATCTGTAAGGCTAATTGGAATAGGACCATCAATGGTTCCACCATTAAAGCGACGCCCAGCAAGGCGTGAGTACTTGGTGTGTTCACTACGACCAGCTCCCCAAGTTTGCCACTCGTAAGGAGTCATTAACGTATATGCCATATCCAACCTTTCATAAGTGACAGAGGTGGGTTTGACCCCACCCCTGCCGTTGCACTAGCGGAATTATCCGTTTGTTGCGGCTGACTCAATGCGATAGAGCGCAGCTTCACGAAGGCGTGCAAAGCCTCCGAAGTAGTACCAACCGATTGTGCGGAAACGACGGAGTGCGTCAATCTCTGGACCGATAACGGTTGAGATGTCTGCAGCCTGTGCTTCAGCCAATGCTTCACGACCGGCAACAATTGCGCGGTAGTTGTTAGTAAATGTTACAGTACCTGTGTCAGCAACTGATGTGATATTAGATGCTGTCAATGCGTATGTAAATGTTGTTGTTGATGGAACAGACGCAAGTGTGTA